TGCATTATCGACAACACTTCAGCCGCGCCCACTGTGGGTACAACACTAAACGTTAAACTTTAATTGGAGAAATACTATGACAATCAAAACAGATATAAACTTAACTACTGTTCACAAAGACTACATCACTATCGACAAAACCACTGCAACAGCATTTATAGAAACCAAGGAGGACAGGGAGTGTTTAGCAGATACGCCATGGCCTTTTGAGCTACAAGAATTACGGGAGGAAATCCTAAGTAAGTTTAATTACATGGTAGATGTTTTCTTAGTGACTCCAGTGCAAATAGCTGTGCGCCCCAAACGTAGTAATTTAAACACTGCGCTTATTGCATGGCACGAAAATGAATCGCGTTACGAAGTACTATCATTGCGTATACTTAGAGATAGACGTTTATCTTCTTCTCTTGTAACTCGTGACAATGAGTACAGAGTGGTCGCTGTTAAAGATGCAAAACGTGCAGCTAGTTTTGTTGCGGGGCTTGCCCCCTATTCAGACAAAGAGATGGCAGAGTATGTTTGTCATGGTTTAGTAGCGGAGGTTAGAGAGATAATTGGGAAGGACAATAAACAACTTGACGAAGCGTTTAGGCATTTTAGATGGGGCATGGATAGAGAGGCACCCGCCAAAGAAATACTACGCATACTAGATTCCCTAAAACAAAATATCCCAATACACTTGGAGGAGGATAGTGAATTGCTGACTAGCTACACCAAATTCGATACCGAACGAAAAGCCATAGAAGAAAAGAAAGAACACACTGGGGAACTAGCCCCCATGTTTATGCTTAGATCGAGAGTTAACAAAAACATAATTTTGGCAACGCGTGAACTAGGAATAGACCGTAACACAAGATCGGAGGTATACGCCAAAAGTTATGATTCGTTTGATACCTTACCTAGAGAAGTGCAACGTGTTGTGATGACTCTTGAAGTGAAAGAAAGGAACGACATTGGGACAGCCGAAGGTGTCGGGGTTATACCGAAAAATTGGTTTGCGTTAGGTGGCGAGTGTTGTGGGTTTGTCGTAGAGAAAGACTTCCAACAGAAATTTATGGAAGAAGTGATGGCACTGTGACAAACTTTGATTGTCTTATACGCGCACAACTAGAGAACGGCAAGGTAAAGTTAGAAGCCTTTGGTTTGGACGCTAAACTGTGTCCGCTACCTTTACCTTGTGAACTAGACGAGAGCGAATTACCGGATTGGTTGAGCCGTAAGTTAGCTGTCTTGATGGTAATGCCTTATGAGCCGCCCACAAAATTCATACCCAACGTAGGGCGGCGTATTATGGAGAACGTGTTTTGGGTATCCACTGGAGACCAAACTAATGGTGATGACCCCTGAGAAAAGAGTTAAAAATCAAATAGTTAAACAGCTTAAAGAGTTAGGCGACAGGGTTTATTACTTCTTTCCTGCTACTGGTGGCTACGGACGTTCGGGTGTGCCGGATATAGTAGGGTGCTACAACGGTAAGTTCTTTGCTATTGAATGTAAAGCCGGTAAGAACACTACGACTGCTTTACAGGAACGTGAACTTGCAGCCATTGGTTTGGCGGGAGGTATACCTTGGGTAGTAAACGAAGATAATATGGACACTGTAGGGGAAGCTGTAAGAAGTTTAGTAATATAAGATTTTGTAGGGGGGATTTTTCCCACGGTTTTATCCCCCATACCCCAGTGGCAGGTGGGTAGGTTCGTTCATAGCCGATAACAGCCACAGTATGTAGTAGGCCAAAACTCCATTGTCGAGTCTCCAATCTACGTACATACCGAGTAAGCCGCGCTAAGGTTAGCCGTAGGGTGGGTAGGTACTTGAACTGAATGGGTGGAACAAGTACATACAAACCCTACGCACAAATTATTTCGGCCGTAACTAAACATAGTTTCACAGAGGAGCATAGATATGGGCAGAGTTTATACTGACTGGCGCACAGTGCCAGATGACCCCAACCGCGTAGGCGATTACGACTACGACCCCATGGCGAGATACAACGAGGTTGACCCCGACGAGTACGATGAGTACGACGACGAAGAAAGTGAAGAATAAAATGCTTATAAAATGCGATGAAGAAAATTATCTTAAGTACATTGACGACGACCCCGTTCGCCCCAACTTATTTGAAGACGACTTTGTTAGATTCAGAGGCAACTTCTGCGTTTATGCGGATGTTGACAAGGACGAGTTTGGGTTTACTGTGAACGCGATTGTTTGCGTAGCTATTTGTCCGTTCCTTCCACAAAGCGAAAAGCAACTTCGTTTGTATGCTTCGGGGGATATGGGTGAAGGCTTGGGAATAATCGAAGAGCTACTAGATGAAGAGGACACACGAGCAGGTATTGTCTTGTGCCCGTATTCTTTGTGGTCTTACAAGAAAGGTTCAGGCAAGCGACTTATAAACGACTTACTGGAATCTGTTCCTATGCTTTACCCAGAAGTAGATCACGTTATCACCATGTCCCCTCCAACTAAAATGGCGATGAAGTTTCATATAGGTAACGGTGCCGTTTTGCTTTTCCCAAACGAAGACACAGTTAACTATGAGTACGCTATACCTGATGACTATATCGTCATTCACTAAAAAGAAACCAGTTCTCTATGACAACATTAGACGCACTTAACGCCTACATACAGGCAAAGAACTCAAGCACAGATACGTTGCTTGCTAAAGGAGATGGGTATTTTTATTTTACAGAAGGTGAGGGTGAGATACTCATTGACTGTTTAAGTAGGTGCACTTACCGACAATGGTGTGCGATGATTGACCAATACATAGAGCCTGACTTTTAGGGAAGGAAAATGAGTAACGAAGAGTTAAGAGCTATTCTTAAATTGTTTGCTTGCCAGTTAGAAATAGCGGCAGAACTTAAACAGATTAGAGAGGAAACTAAATGACAACTAAACTGGAATTGCTTAGTACTATAGAAGATATTGAAGTAGGTATAGCCGAAGCGTTGAAGCGCCCCACGATTAAGCAGCGGTTAAAATTCTTTTTATCGCAAAAGACTATAGCTTCGTGGAGAGCAGAGTCAGCTAAGATAAAAGCCGCACGTGATGCAAAGGTTAAACAGCTAAAAACCAGAAAAGAAAACCTACTAAAAGCCCTGAGCATTTGGTTAGACGCGGGGGATATTATCGGCAAGTACGAAACTAAAAGGGAAACACATGAGTGGTAAAGGTAGCAGACGTAGACCCCTGCTTATCCCTGCCAAAGACTTCGGGGATAACTGGGCAAAAATCTTTGAGAAACCAAAACAGAAGGAAGAAGAGAATGATATATGCACAAATGGCGAAGCCGACCGACCCGATGCCGAAGGAAACAGCTCTACAGAAACAGACGGGCGGGACGCATTATAAGAACATGGCTATCCAACCTGCCGAGTACGCAGAGAAGAATGGCTTGTCTCTGCTAGAAGGTAACGTGGTTAAGTACATAACTAGGTGGAAGTTAAAAGGCCAACCGTTAGATGATCTTAATAAGGCAAAGCACTGCATCGACTTGTTAATCGAGATACACAACGTCAAATGAAAATAACAATAGAAGTAGATGGTGCTGATGCCGAAGAAATTATGGCTATACTGCAACGTGCAAGCGAAGCGGTAGAAAAACTCGAAGAGATACTTAAGGAGTTTGAAGATGAGTCACTTCACTGATTTTATAGGTGCGCTAGAAGAAGCAGAGTTTTGTGCTAAAGAAGAAAAACGTACCTACGGTATACGCATGGAAGGTGAGCAATTCGAAGTGTACCTAGTAGAACGGCGAGGGGCGCATAATCCCTTAGAAATATCCGGCAGGATGGTAGAAAGATGATTACCCCTGCTCTCATGTGCGTCGCTATGGCGGTGTACTTCGAAGCAAGGGGTGAGCCGACAGCAGGGCAAATTGCTGTAGCTCACGTGATAAGAAATAGAATGGAAGACCCACGTTACCCAGATAATGCGTGTGACGTGGTTAAACAAGGGTACTATTGGAACGGTGTGCCCATAAGAAACAAGTGCCAGTTTAGTTTTTACTGTGACGGTAAATCGGACGACCCGAAAAATAAACAGGCATGGTTTAATTCGTTGTACATTGCGCACCTAAGTGGTTTCGTACCTGATATTACAGATGGCGCGACCCATTACCATAGTACAAAAGTGTTTCCTGAGTGGGCGTACACTGGCGAGATAACAACCAAGATACACAAACATATTTTCTACACAGGTATTAACTAGTGACCACGACATGGATTAACGTTTTAACCCCCGAACAAAAAGAAGAACACCGTAAAGAGTTAGCGAAACAAGTAGAAGAATACTTAGCCAGAGGTGGGAAGATAACTCAGTGCCCACCCAATGCTTTTACCGAGACAGACATAGAGGGTAAGCGCAAGCATGGTGTAGTTTTACCTGTAGACTCGCTGACTGACCCAACCAAAAGACTGATAGGCGGGTTCGTGCCGCGTAAAAAGGGGGGAGAATGAAAACTCGAATTCACGTTAATCAGCATAATATCCGAGCCAATGCTAAGGGTGCTGATCTGCCAGTGCTTACGGTCAAGACTTACAAACAAAATCGCAGGTGCAATAAGGTAAAAGTACATGGCCCTAGTGAGGTAGTTTATAGCCCAGACAAACCGCTTTCTTGTGGGGCGAAGGTGTGGATTGAGACGGAAGCTGAGGTGGAGATAGACGACCCAAGGGCGCGGTATAGCGAATGGGTGCTCGGCGAAGAAAGACCGGCAGACTGGCCTAAGAAAAGGAATAAAAAATAAATGTACGAATATGACTGTAAGATCGTTCGAGTTGTTGATGGAGATACAGTAGATGTTGATATTGATCTTGGCTTTGATACTTGGCGCTGCGGTGAGCGCATACGTCTGTATGGTATTGATACTCCAGAGTGCCGCACACGAGATGCAGAAGAAAAAGCTGCCGGAATCTTGGCAAAGGAGTTTGTCGAGGAGGCACTGCACGTCGGACAGACATACAAGCTAACTACCAAAGAAAAGGGTAAGTTTGGGCGGTACTTAGGCGTTATAATGTTAAGCGATAATACTTCAATCAATGCCGCACTAGTAAGTGAACACCTAGCCGTGCCGTATTACGGACAGAGCAAACAACAAATAGAAGATGCGCACGCGGCGAACTATGAAATTCTACAAGAAAAGGGATTGATATAACGTGGACATAATAACGGTAGACTTCGAGACGTACTACGATAAGCAGTTTAGTTTGTCTAAGCTGACAACAGAGCAGTACATACGAAGCCCAGAGTTTGAGGTCATTGGCCTTGGGGTTAAAGTAAACAATGAGGAGACTGCGTGGCTAAGTGGGTCTTTTAGTGCGGTCAAAGAGTATTTACATGATAACTACGACTGGAAAAATTCTGCTGTTCTTGCCCATAACACTATGTTTGATGGTGCTATTCTTAGTTGGCTGTTTGATATTCACCCTAAGCTATTCCTTGATACGTTGTGTATGGCTCGTGCACTCCATGGTACGGAAGTTGGCGGCTCACTTAAGTTCCTTGCTGATATGTACAACCTCGGGGAGAAGGGGAACGAAGTATTAAACGCCATTGGTAAACACAGGAATGAGTTTACTGATGGGGAACTAGAACGGTACGGGGATTACTGCATACAAGATGTCGAGCTGACTTACAAATTATTTAACCGTTTTATGCGTGGGCGAAAGTTCCCCAAAAAAGAACTTAAAGTTATAGATATGACCCTTCGTATGTTCATTGATCCTGTACTTGAGTTAGACGTTGATAAATTAGAGGGGCACCTCGACACCTTACAAGCGCAAAAAGACAAGCTGTTAGAGGAGTGTGGTATCAGTAAAGACGAGCTAATGTCTAACCCTAAGTTTGCTAAGGCGCTTGAGACGCTGGGGGTTACGCCACCTATGAAAACAAGTTTGCGCACAGGTAAAGAAGCCTTTGCGTTCGCCAAAAGCGATGAGGGTTTCAAAGCACTTCAAGAACATGAAGACCCCAGAGTGCAAGCATTAGTGGCGGCCCGGATAGGACTTAAGAGTACGTTAGAGGAAACACGTACTGAGAGGTTCATCGACATAGGAATGCGCGGGACGCTTCCGGTACCTATAAAATACTACGCAGCTCATACCGGACGGTGGGGCGGTTTGGATAAAATAAACCTACAAAACCTACCAAGCAGAGGAGAGAACGCAAAGATTCTTAAGTCCTGCATTCTCGCACCAAAAGGCTACACTTTAATACAAGCCGACTCTGCACAAATTGAGGCACGAGTTCTGGCGTGGCTAGCCGGACAAAACGATTTAGTAGAGGCATTCACCAAGGGTGAGGATGTGTATAAGATCATGGCCTCGGCTATATACGGCAAACCCGTTGATGAAATATCGGGGAGCGAAAGGTTCGTAGGTAAGACTACGATTCTCGGAGCCGGATATGGTATGGGGGCTATAAGATTTCGTGAGCAGCTAAAGGGTATGGGTGTAGAGGTAGACGAAGAAGAGTGTAAGCGTATTATAAACGTATACCGCAGCGCGAACAGTAATATAACTAAACTGTGGCGGCAAGCTCAGGTTGTTTTAGAGAACATGTACCAGTACTACAGTTCCGATCTTGGGCGGGGTGGAGTGCTAGAAGTCAGAGGTAATGAGGGGGCGATCAAATTACCGTCTGGCCTTTTGATGCACTACAACGGGCTAAGAGCACAAGAAACAGAAAAAGGCTTGCAGTTTCAATACAAGACCAGAATGGGTTGGGTAAAGATATACGGTGGTAAAGTTATAGAGAACGTGTGTCAGGGAATAGCACGTTGTGTTATGTCGGATCAGATGTTGCAAATATCTAGAAAATATAGAGTTCTACTAACTGTGCACGACTCTGTGGTATGCTGTGTCCGAGATGAGGAGGTTGATGAGGCAGCTCATTATATCGACTCTTGTATGCGTTACGTACCAGATTGGGCAAAAGGTCTCCCAGTCCGTGGTGACGTGGAAATCGGAAAAAACTATGGAGACTGTATTGAATGGATACCAAGCCAACATGGTCATTCAGCAGCATAAAGACGTTCGACCAATGCCCCAAGAAGTATTACCACACCAAGGTAAAGAAGGACTACGAAGAAAACTTCCAAACAGAAGCAATACTTTATGGGAACGAATTCCACAAAGCCGCAGAAGACTATGTGGCCGGGGTAAGTAATGAGTTAGACCCGAGGTTTGATTACGCGCTAGCCGCGCTCGACAAATTAAAAGGGATGAAGGGTGACAAGCTCTGCGAGTAC